AACAATGCCAAGCCCCGTAATTACATGGCCTGATTTTTCATACATCACGCCTTTTTGCATGGTCTGAACAACACGCGTACCCAGACGAATATCTCGTATATAGCGCGAGTCAAAATTAATGTAATTGGATGGGACAACCTGCCCGTTAACATTCAGACCGTGCCCCATGGTAACAAGGCCAGTATTAAGTGCGATATAGAATGGACGAAGACCATTCCAGCTACCGTACTGGTCACCACTGGCAGTAAATAACAGATACAAGCTGCCACCATCCTGTCGCAGAATTGCACCATAATTTCCTGCAATCATCCTTAAAGCATTCTGTGATGTGATTATCAGTTCCCCAGTCATGGTATCGCCAGCACGATTCCAGTCGCGACGCCAGCCAGGCGCGTAGGTGTCACCATGATTAATATAAGTAAATTGCGCTTTTGCTGTACCGTTTGTTGCAGTTGTTGGAGTAGTGACGCGAATAGTCATTGCGCCCTTGGTGCCCATAACTTCAACCACCGAGCCAGCAAGTTGAATATTCCCGCAACCTGTATCTGTAATAATTTTATTATTGGCGTAAGACCATGAACCTTTGCACATCCAGTATGGGTGATTAAATGCCCCCTGAGACTCCAGCCACGCAATAAACTGTGCTGTCGTCCAGTTGCTGCTATCTCCTCCAATATTGATACTTTCGCTGGCCGCTTTCGCTGCACCAATATTTTTTGTGAAAGTATCTTTCCCTGGAATATCCGCACCGTTCTGGTTTTTCTGCAATGCACCAGAAGCCTTGTTTATCGTTTCCTGCAAACCGAGGTATTCGATAACGGCGGCAACGGTCGATTTCGCAAGAATATCCCGCCCGACTTTTGTCAGAGTTGCCAGGCTGGCGACATCATTCCCCGTAAAATACGGAAACCTGTCTGCCGCAGTAGCAAGCCCCGCCAGCGCCGTCAGAGTGGCATCTTTCGGTTGCTTACCTGCAAGCGCGTTAGTCATGGTGGTCGCAAAATTCGGGTCGTTGCCCAGCGCCGCCGCTAACTCGTTCAGCGTATTCAGTGCGTCAGGCGACGAGTCTACAAGTGCGGCAATCGCGGCCATCACATAAGCCGTGCTTGCGATCTGAGTATTATTAGTACCTTTTGGCGCAGTTGGCGTTGTTGGCGTTCCGGTCAGCGAAGGACTGTTTAAGGGCGCTTTCTTGTTCGTTTCATCCATTACCGCCTTAACAGCTTTTGGCGTCGCAGCCAGCGTTTCAGATGTGCTGTTAGTGGCGCTACTGAGCTGAACTATCCCTTTTCGTGCCGTCGTTGCGTCCTGAGCGGTATATTTTGCGTTAGCAAGGTCATATGCAGCCTTTACCGCCTTTGGCGTTGCCGCCAGCGTCTCAGAATCGCTGTTGGTGGCGCTACTGAGCTGAACTATCCCTTTCCGCGCAGTGGTAGCGTCCTGTGCGGTGTATTTGCTATTAGCCAGGTCATATGCCGCCTTAACAGCCTTTGGGGTTGCCGCAAGCGTTTCTGACGTGCTATTGGTGGCGCTGCTAAGTTGAACAAAACCTTTTGCGGTCAGCGAGGCGTCCGGGTGACGTCGTGACTGTTCATGCTCTTTCAGTTTGTCATCCACGTAATCCACTGTGGCCATCACCATGGTGTTATCCACGGTAAGCGCCACGGTGGCAGTGCTGGATACGGTCAGAATGGTGCGAAATGTTTGTGCACGTCCGGACCCTTCGGCAACGGCTGGCTTGTAACTTTCGGCAGTATTGCCTACCGCAATCAAATCGCCGTGCTCATCAAACACACCAATTTCCCGGATCCAGAATCCGCCCGTTTCAGGAGGAATAACCAGCTCCGCAATAATGCGGTTCTGATGTGTTGCGTCCAGGATGACGCGATTAACAGTATGTCGCCACACCTCATGCACCAGACGGGTCTGCTTACTGTCTGGTGTGGGCAACGTGCCGTCACCCACGGCCATATCAGGCGGACAGGCTTACCATCTGGCGCGGCTGCCTGAGCTAATTTTTTTGCACCCGTATTGGTGATAACGGTTTTAAATTTTCGTGTTGTGGTACTCATGCTTAATCGCCTGGATAAATGGTAATAACTTCACCGTCATAAGTTGCCGCCGCTGCGAAAATATCCCCCGGAATTTCCTGAATGATATTCAGCCCTGTCATGTGGCGGCTGACCGGGCGGGCATCAGCAATCAACCGCTCCATTTCCAGATACATTTCCTCCGTCACGCCACTGTCCAGCGTGCCGACTTCAACGGTAAATGTTCCCGGTTCTCCGCCGAATTCCCACCACTCAGACACGCGAATGAGGTATCCCAGCGGCTCAATGGCCCGGCGCAGTGCGCTGATGGTCCCTTTGTGTCGGTGTATCAGCCATGCATCACGAATAACCTGTCGCTTTGTCTCTTCCGGCCAGTTGCGATCCCAGCGGTCAACGGAAAATGCCCAGGCGAGATAAGGCAGCAGGTGCACCGGGCAGGTGTCCGGCGACCACAGCGTGTTGAGGTCTACCGGAATGTCTGTAATGCGCGTTCCGACGGCTTCGGCACAACGCATGAAATTGCTGGCTGATGGTGGTAACAGTGAATTACTCATTACGCCCACCTTCGCTGATGGTGAATGACTCACAGCGCGCCGCCTGTATGTCGCTGATGGCCATATTCTGTGTGGGTTCGATTATCTCCACGCGTTGCACACCGTGCACATGCAGTGCGGCAGCAATGGCGGACAACGCCACATCCTGACCGATAAGCCCCTGCTCAGCCAGCCACTTCCTGAACGACGATTCAGCCGCAGCCAGAATAGGTTCGGATTCCGGGCCGGGGTAGAAGTACAGTTTTGCATTCAGCCGCCATGTCACGATTCTGGCGCTCTGTACCGTCAGGCGGTCGGCCACCGGGCGGGTATCCTCTGCATTCAGAACGGCGCGAACGGTATTAAGCAACGCCTCCGTTGCCGTGCCGTCGCCTTCAGTGGACAGGATGGAAACCGTCACATTTGCCGGAGACGGACTGATAGCCCGCGCATCACGCACCAGACCGCTGGCGCTGCGGGCAAAATACTCGTATGCACCTGACGGGCCAGCAACACTCAGGCCGTCGTACGCCCGCTGCGCCCGCAGTCTCAGCGAGGTGTCGCTCTCCATCACCGCGTCGGTGGTATCCGTTGCCGGAGTGATAACCAGGCGCTTTGTGTTCATATTGCCCGCGAGGTTGTCCAAGTCTGTCCCGGCGCTGTGGCTTAACATGCAGGCGCGTGCACCCTCGTTAACCCGCTGGCGTAACAGCATTTCACGAAACGACATGGTTTGAGCGATAACGTTAAGGGGTTCCGATTCCAGCTCCAGCGCGGCGGAAACGGCTTCACGCTGTTCGGCGGGATAAGCCGCAATCATCATGGCCTTTGTGTCAGCCAGAATTGCTTCAAAGTCAGGCTCCGCGATGATGGCGGGTTCCGGTAACTGGGAAAGGTCAACGGCGGGCATGATTTACTCCCTCAGCGTGATGGTTAATTCAACATTCTGCATGGTCTGCATGACAGTGCCCGACAGCGTCACCCCGGCGCGGCCTCCCGCTTTCCAGACAACGTCGATGGCGTCCAGGGCAATGCGGGGTTCCCATCGTGTCAGCGCAATCACGGCAGCACTCATGCATTGCAGACGCGTGGTGTTATTCATGGGGTCGTCAATCAAATCAGGCACAAGGCTGCCATATTCCCGTCGCATAACCCGGCTTGCCAGCGGGGTGGTCAGGATGTCCCTGACTGACTGTTTCAGGTGCTCCATATCGTTCAGGTTTCCCGTCCCGTCCGGGTTCATTCCTGTGTAGCGGGTTGTCACTGCGGGCCTCCTGTCGAATCGCTGCCACCTTTAACGCCACCGTGTTTATGCGTATGCACTGTGATGCCGTTTGAGGTGAAGTCGCCGCCGCTGTGCGTGATATTGCCGCTCATCTTTCCCCCTTTTGTGACGTCAATCTCGGCTGTTTTCAGAAGGTTTGTGCATTCCACGACGGGCGTATCCAGTTTCACGCTGACGGATGCCTGCAAAGTGGCCGTTTTCATGCCGCTGGCACTCAGTGCGCCTGCGTCCGCGTCGTAGCGGAACACCGCGCCATCCGGCGCGCTGACCACGATTTCTTTCAGGCTTTTGCCGGGTGCCGGACTGGCATCACTCCACAGGCTGCCAATTATCATGGCGGTTTCCGGATTG